GTCTTTTATACTTAATTTTTTTCATACTTGCATTATAAAGATCTAAGTCCTCTTTTTTTGCAGCTTCTAGCACTTCATCTACTGCAGCTTTTGTTTCGTTATCTAGTAATTTATGAATATCTCCACCAGCCTTAAACTGTGTTAATTCAAGATTTCCATCCAAAAGACTATTTAGTTTTTGGTTAGGTGGTTGTGCTGTAGGATTTTCAGTAGTAGGATTTGCACCCGAAGCAACTCCCTCATCTTTAACTTTCGAAGTTTCATCAAGCTTGGCAGCCTCTTCTGACTCAATCCTTTTAAGTCCCTTTTTTCCTTCTTCGGTAAGGAATTCCTCTGAAACCATACCTTTTTCCGTAAGTTCTTTGTAAAATTTTCTTACTTTTGCCGGGTCAATTTGGCGACCAATAAGCAAGTTATTTTTTGCAAGAGTAATTTCTCCTGGATCATTTACTCTTGTATAACCTCTAAGTTTATTTATCGAATAAAGTCCGTCAGGATTCCTATAAACTGTTCCATACAAAAACTGTTCGGCAGCAGAAAGTTTTTCATAACCTCCTAAACTGCCAGTTATTGCTTTAAAATCAAAAAATGATTGATTTTCTTTAATTATTACCAAAGCATCTTTTGCTTTGAGCGCTGGCTCTAATCGTTTGATTACTTTAATGGCTTCGTCTACGCCTTCTGCCACAGTCCCTGCTGCTTCACCAACCACAGACATAGTCAAATTTGATTGCGCTGGTGCTGCTGCTTTATTGATTCCATGTTTTTTATTATAATTTGAAATTATTTTGGCATATTCATTAAATACATTTGAACCAACTCATCCAATACTGCATTAGAAACTTCCTCTTCTTCCTTTGAGAATATCTCTCTTCCTGAGCCGCCCAAAGTTTCTTCTTCTAAATTGTCCCACATATCATCGGTCGCACCATCATCTGCCGACCCGCTCAAAGCTTTTGAAAGCTCTTTTACTTGTGGAACAATTTGTTTAACAGTTTCTCCAAGATTTTTAACTTCTTGAGTTTTCTGAGCAAGTGTGCTTTCTTTTTTTAAGAAATCAGCATATCTTTCTGATCTCTTCATAATTTCACTTGCTCTAAAAATATTTTCAACAGTGGCCTTTTCAAGCTCTTGAAAAACTTCACTTTTATTATAATTACTTTTATCTTCTTTTGACCATTTAGACATACTTTTATCTCGCATATTATTCTTAATATAATTAGTAGTTATTACAATAACATAAATTCAACTGTTCCGATTGAAGAGGTGGGAGGACCTGTACAAATTGCAACGCCTGGATTTGAATCTAAAACTTGCTTGCTGGTGAGCTTTCCATCAATTCCAATATATAACGTGCAATTTAATGGATAAATTTGAGTTGTATCAAATTGATCTGTAGCATAAATACCTCTTTGATAATGTATCGTAACCCTTCCTGTGCCAACTGTAGAATCATCACCTGGAATACCTGGAACTCTATATATGTAACTTACTATAATTTTAAAACTATCATAAATGCCATCTTTATCTGCATCATGATTTAATTGAGTTCCAGGTGGAACAGAAACTATTCCATTTACCTTATTTAATATAACTGATACTGTACTTACAAAACTTGCATCAATTACGTTTGGAAATTCCAAAACACCAGTTACCTCTTCTACATTTACCCTGTATCCATTTGAGTCTATTTCAACTGCTCTAACTGGTATATAAATTATTTCATCTATCTGTGCCTTGGTAAATGACGTAGTTCTTACATCATCAATTATACCTATTGGAGCACTACCGTCACTTACGGTAGCAACTGTATCATTTCCAATAAGACCAAGCTGAGCAAACATTCCTGGTTGAAACTCAGCAGTTGGATCCATTGGAAGACTCATTGGTTGTGCATTGCCACTATGAATTACTTTTAACATTGTTCCTCGCAAAAAATAAAGGGAAGATTTCTCTTCCCTTTATTATACTATTATTAGTATCTTAATCTACTTTTGATTTAGCTTTCAATTATTTTTTGAATAGTTACTCTAACTAAATCTCCAGCAAATTTGTCACCAGATCTGTCTAACTTGCTTGCAACCTTCTTTAGACCGTCAACTACATTTCTTTTTTGAGCTGCTTCCTTTTGAATGTCGCCTGCTATTGATCTGGCTGTAGACTCTACTACGTCTGCCGCAAATCCTTCGCCCCTTAGTCTTAGGCTTGCTGCAATCTTTCCAAGTCCATACATAACTTTCTTTTCTTTATTTCCAACAAATGAGGCCTCTTTCTTTACTTCAACTGCATCTTCTGCATTATTCTCTGCATCTTCTGCATTGCTTTCTGATAGCTCGTCAATTGCGCTGTCCAACTGTGTTAGTGCCGCATCCTCGCTTTCATTCTCAGATGGTGCACTCAAAAGATCCATTATCTCATCTTCTGTTACTGAACCATCCATTGCCTCATTTTCTGAATCAGATTCAACGGAGTCTGATGCTGCATCGACTGCTTCTGATTCACTTGCTTTCTTGGTGATCTTATTATTGATACCCATGATTCTTGCGAATTCACCGGCAATCAAATCTCCATTGGCTCTAATTCTCATTTTATTTCTCCTTAAGCCTTAATTAGCCCCAAAGATTCATTAGCTTGTCTGCGGTTAGTTTGGTTGGCTGAGCAGAAGTATCTGACTCTACACCTACGTTTACTCCACCTAGATCAGAAGCTACTTTCATGGTTCTTACTGCCTTTGCATTTGCTACGCTTCTCTTGAATGCTTCAAATGCATTGTCATCAAACTCCATGATATCGTCTACCTGCTTGTCAAGTGCTGACTTGGTTAGAGGTAGTAGACCCTTCTTCTGCATTTCCATGCCTACATCATAAGCTCTACGTAGCTTGACTCTGTATGCATCTCTTTCTTCCTGTGCCTTTTTCTGCATTGCTCTCTGTGATAGAGAAGCTACTGCTAGGCCGGTATCAAGACCTGCTGGTACCTTTGCGGTATCTGTTGACTGCATATGCTCTTTCATTCCTGAAGGCATATGATCCTGTGATCTCATTCCTTCTGTAAAGCCAGAAGACTCTAGTGATGCACTCATGTCGTTTAGATCATCAGACTTATCTGATTTTTTATCTTCCTTCTTTGCAAAAGGATTCTTCTTATTATCACCCTTCTCTTCTTTTTTATCCTCATCCTTTTCGTCCTTCTTGTGATGCTTATCTTTAGCATCATCTTCCATCTCTGCTTCTTCTGCTCTCTTTAGAAGAGCGTTTCTTGCTGAAGCTCTTGATGCTAGAAGGCTTGATTCTGCCTTCTTTAGGATGCTCTCTCTGCGAGCCTTTCTCATGCTCATTGCTTCTGATACTAGATCTGCTGAATCATCTGCATTGTCTGCCATATCATCCATTGCCATATCCATTGACATATCCATATCCATATCATCCATTGACATATCCATGCCCATATCATCCATTGACATATCCATCTCAAAATCCTCAACCTCTTGGGCTCTCTTTCTTAAAGCTGGTTTCTTTAGTGAGCTTGCAATTCTTACTAGTGCCATTGTTTCTCCGTGGATTTTTGCAGAGTCTCTTCTTGCTGCTGCTGCTAGTTTCTTAAATTCCCTTCTTTGTGATGCTGATAGTTTGTTTATATTTTCGTATGTCTCTGCAACCATTGCCAACTCATCTGCTGAGCTGTCTAGCTGTCTGTAGGCCTTCTTTAGATTCTGAACTAGAGCTCTTGATAGTGCTAGCTTTTCAGATCCTTCTTCGCCTTCTTTTCCTGTAAATACATTTACATCTACATCCTTTCCGGCGCTTCCCTCTAGCTCGCCAACCAAGTCTCTTACTGTTGAAACTGACTGCTCAATTGCGGTTAGCTCCTCGTCGATCTCCTTTGATGGATCTTCTGACTCGTCCTCACTTGCCTCATCCTGCTCGTCTGAGCCTTCCATTGGCATCTCTGGCATTGGTGCTGCGGCCTCTGGTGCAGCCATTCCTGCGTCCATTGGGGCTGCTGCGCCTGCATCTGGACCCATTGGAGGCATCTCTGCTGGAGCGGCCTGTGCGCTCTTTAGGAGGCTGCCAACGTAGTCTACGCCGCTTGCTCTAATTTCCTTGCAAACTTCCTTTCCATATTCTGCGCTCTTGATCCAATCCCAATTTTCTGGTAGAGAATTTCCAAAGATTGTTCCGGCTGTTGCTGCAATTACTCTCTTGTCGCCCGAGAATACTTCAAATACAGAAGCCTTCTTATTAACTGATCCGCTTGCGTCTCTCTTTACAGTAAATCTTGTTGTTAAAGCTGGGCCAGCATAAGCCTTCTTTACGATAGATTTTGAAGAATCTGATGCTCTCTTTAGTTTTTCTTTTAGAGCCATATCCTCTCTGGTTAGCTTGTTCATATCGCCATCCTGTAGAAGATGTCTGTCCTGAGTATTTCTTACAGTTTCTGACATCTTATCTGACTTGTATCCAGATGGTTCGCGATAATTCTTATCATCAACTGAGTCACCGCCTTGCATATAGGCAATTCTACGTAGTCTTGCTTCTGCTAATGCTGCTCTTGATAGCTTTTCCTTTAGAGCTAGATCTTCTCTAGTTAGCTTATTCATATCTCCATCCTGTAGAAGATGTCTGTCCTGAGTATTTCTTACAGTTTCTGACATCTTGTCTGATTTGTAACCAGATGGCTCACGATAGTTTTTATCATCTACAGAATCTCCACCTTGCATATAAGCAATTTTTCTACGCTCTTCTGCTCTCTTCTTTAAATTGGCCTGACTCATAATATCCTCCAAAATTTTGTTAATTGACACTTTTTCAAGCTTTCTATCTAAACTAGCTACTGATGTTGCTGGAACGTCACTTGTATTGGCTTTATCTTTAATAGATTTATTTGAAGATTCAAAGTTTTCGAAACTTTCAATACCTTTTCCGCCAAACAAGCCTGATGATGTAGAAACTCCTGATTGAATATTTCTTTCTTCAGTTGGTGCTTCAACATCTGTAAATCTTTCACTTACAATGCCATTGTTTTGTTCATGAGCAATAGATACTAGTTCACTATCGCTATTCTTCAAAATAAGACCATTATTGGAAAGAAAACTTTTTACAATTCTTTTTCGCTGTGGGATATTGCATCCATCTTCGCCACATGCATTTTTCATTATAACTTCTAGGTGTAGAGCTTGCTTTTCACTTAGCTTTCCAAGCATAGAATCTACGTCATCAACACCATAGTTAATAAACTCTTTTCTATAGCCATCCAAAGAAGCAAGACACTTTAATAGTATTGCTCCTGGCTCTGCAGGTTGAACAACCAATGAATACTCAATTGGTTTTAGTCCAACGTTTATTTCTCCGTGTGCAGTCCTGGTAATGACATGCTGACAATATTCCTTCTGTGTTGCAGCTTTATTTCCACACTCACTACAAACAGATGTCTCTACTGCGGTTCCCATTGAACCATATCTGACAAGTCCTGTTTCTACCTTTCTTGCTAAATCTGGATAGTTTACCTTGTCTAATGCACAAAGTCCAACTACTTGCTTATACTTCTCATCATAATGAGCATCTAATATAATACCTCTAATTCCATCTACAGAGCTTGACTCATGATCTCTGCATAGCGGCATTCCTATCCATTTCTTTGCCGCTACTTTTAATTCTGACTCTGGAAAAATATCAGAGTTGTTATTTTTATGTGGTTTAACATTTCCATGCCAACGCCAGTTTTCATCGAAAAAGCCCCAAGCCTCTTCTCCGTTTGCTGCCTTCTTTATTTTTCCACTTTCATCTAACAAAGCAGACTCTGCTGCCTTTAAAAATATAATTGAAAAGTATAAAAAATCGTCTGACTTTGGAGCAATTGCTTTTATATCTTTAGCCAGCTTGTTCATTCTTTCAACTAATTCCTCTGAAGCTAGTACGCTTTCTAAGGGCTTAGTTTTTATTTCTCCGTTAGGAGAGTAACATATTTTCTTTAACATTCAACTTCCTTGAGATACCATATTATATAATATTAATTTTTAAAATTTTTGTGTAATTTTTTTATTCTTCTTTTGCCTTCTCTTCTTCTTCGTACTTGTTCAGTATAAGGCTTCTTCTATTCTTGTCATCATTTTTATCAAAAATTTCTACATCATCTTTTGCCTCGGCATCTTCAGATCCAGACTTTACAATTGTTTTTGCCTTTGTTTGGTCACCAAATTTATAAAACATATAATCTCCTTTTTCAACTATAATACTTAAACCGACAAAACTAAAACGCCCAATATATCATTATTTATGAAAGATAACATTCTTTGAATTGAATTTTTTAAATCTATAAAAATTTTATCAATTTCTAAAGTTTTTTCTGACAATGATGGCAAAAAGTCCTCAGTCTCTATAATATCAGAAAGATCAAAAATTTCTGAAACTATTGTGGAAAATCTTGTTGACGCATCGGCAATTGTGCCTATAATTTCTGAGGTAGTAGATATGTCCTTGATCTCGTTCATTAGCTTAATTCCAGATCTAACTGATATTAAAATTTTCTTTAATATATCCTGGTTTCTACCAACAGACTCATTGTAATCAAATTTGCTTTTCTTTATTTTTTCTTTGTCGGATTCTATTGCCTGATATGCTTTTAAGTTTTTCTTTAAATTTTCAATAAGATCTTCTGCTTTGTCTTTTGCATTCTTTAATTCTTCTTCTGCTTCTTTTGCCTTTTCTGATATATGCTTTGGAATTTTAACTCCTGCTTTTTTATTCAAAAAATATAAATCACTATCATTATATTTTTGAGAAATTGCATCATAAAAGTCTATATCGCTTGCAATCTTAACTAGTTCAAAATTTGGAAACGCCCTTCCTGCAATTATTCTTGAATATGAATTTAGAAATAATGATAACTTTTCGCAATCTAAGTCGTGCCTTGTAGCAAGAGCAACCTTTCCCTTAAATGATATTAATTTTTTAAAATCATTTGCAATATCCAAACTAATAAAATCATTTAGAGAATTTATTGTTGCAGGCAGAAAAAAATCATTAGAAAGATTATTTGATGCAATTTTATGTAATGTTATTTTTTCTTTTTTTAAGCCAGCAGTTTTTGGATTTCCAAAAACATCTTGAGTTAGAGAATATCTATCATATTTTGCTTTTTCTCTTGCAATCACTTTTAAGTTTAAATATACATCTATATCTGCTATTGCACAATCATTGTTGTTTTTAGCATCAAAGTATGTATTTGATAAAGCATTTTTTCCGTTAATTTTTATACTAACAGATCCAAACTTGGCTAGTTTGGAGTTTTTTATTGAAGAGTTTTTTATTGCAACATTTTTCTCAATATCATTTGACTTTAGATTTTCTGCAGAATCCACAAATACTTGATCACCAGCCTGAATTCCAAGAATATCAGACATTTTTCCATTAATCTCTAGTACCGCTTTAACTCCAGCGCACGAATATATACCAGGTGATCCAGGTCTAATATTTTTATCTATCTTCTTTATAGTGAGTTCATTATCAAGAAAGATAATATCTATTGGATAATTTACTGTACCCATATGATAAGATACATCTGTTTCTTTTTTATAAGGAAAGTATAAACCAAAACTATTGTTTATTGAGGAGTAAGATTGTAGCCCAGCAATTTTTTTATCCAAAGAATCTGCTATATCGCAAATAAATGTAGCCTTTACAGATCCCTCTCTATCCATAACTCCAATTATGTTTGTATTTTTTAGATTATTAAAACTTACTTTATATATATTTTCTGAAAAACTATCAACTTTTACATTTAAATTTTTTAATGTAGCAAAAACATCAGTAGATTTTAAATTTGTTTTTATAATCCCTTTTGCATTATTTTTTAATTGATTTGTTATATTCGATATGCATAGTTTAAAGTTATCATTATCAAAATTATTTTTTAATATAAATAAATCAAATTTTTTATTATAATTATAGTATCTTGGATCAGCCTTCTTGCTAATGATTGTATTGCTATTTAATTCTGAATTTTTTGAAATATGAAAAAAATTATATTTTAATGTTGCATAATTTTCAATTGATTTGCAATCATCTGATATGATTAATATATTTGAATTATCTTTTACACTATCTGCGCTAAAAGCTGACTCAAGCATATCATTATCTTCCATGTCATCATTATTCAAAACTGATTGCTTTCCACTCAGCCTTCTGGATGTTGATGGACCCGTATCTTCTACTGTTTGCTTTTCTGGAGTTAATCCGTCCCCTCTTTGAGGGCTGGAGGGAGCCATATCTCTGAAATCTCCATATGTTTTAACTCCCATATCAGAGTCTGAAGAGCCAATGTATGGCCATGCTTTTTTATTCATTATAACCTCTTCATTAATTCTTGCAAAACAATGTTAATATAGTAAGGATCTTTTCCGTTTAAGACGTTTTTTACCAGACCCAAGCTAACGCCCAGTGCAGCTCCACCTGGATTCTTTTTTGAGTTCATATCCATTATATTAAACTTTGATAACTTTTTTTTAACATTTAAAAAAGAACCTGGTCTTTTTTCAGGAGAAATTTTATTTAACATAATATGTATAATCTTACTTAATTCTTCAGCTACATAAATTGGATCGTTCTCAAGAACTTGAGCTTTCTTCTCAATAAATTGATCTGACATTTTTTTCGACCTCCTCTTTTGCAGCTTGATATGCCTTAATCTTTGCTCCGTCTAAACCATATTTTTGATAATATAAGATAATAAGCCTATTGTAAAGTTTTACAATGTTTTTTATTTTAATATCTTTCTGAATTATATCAGAGTCATTTAACATTTTTATTATTAAATTAAAACTATGAGAATAATCTACGTTTTCTACTTGAGCAATTTTTTTTATTAAAAAATCATTAAAATCAGCCAGAGCAGTATCTCCGCACTCATCTTGATTGTCTGCCAACTCCAATATCATGTCCTTTAATTCTGAATAAAGACTATTTTTTGTATTTTTTGATTCTATTTTTTTAGGATCTTCGTAATCTTCATTTTGCTTAAAAACAGGAGTATCCTTGTAAGTACCTGTAAAAATCATTCCTCTGGCTCCAGAATGATCATCTGGAGCCGGAGTAGAAACCTTTGTTTTCCTAGAAGATATTTGTCTTTCAGGTATTGATGCTGTATAGGCTTTTTTATTCATTTTTTTATCTTTTTTAAAATTAATTTTCTTTCTAAATCAGATATATTAGATGATTCATAAATTAAGTCTTTAGTTGTAAAACTTATTTTTTTAATATTTGTATTTATAGTGTGTTTATCTGAGGCAATTATTGTTAAATTTTTATCCTCTATTTTGAAAATTAATATAGACTTTCCTCTTAGATTTAAAATCCAAGCTATTGGAAAAGATATAGTTAATATATTATTACCATTAGTATCAGTTGATATGGATAACTGAGTTTCGTTTGGATCGTTAAGTCTATTTAAAAGTCCTTTAGATTCTTGAGTTTCACTTATTAAATTGGAATTTAAAATTGAGCGAAAAACTTCTGTGGCGTTATTGGATATTCCACCTGAAAAAATTATATTCAACTTCACAAATGGTCCAGCATAAGCAAACAGCTTTAGTGCATTGCCAGTTGGAATAGTCTCTCGCTCAAAGTCATTAGAGTAAACTTCATTTATAGTATATGAATATTGTCCCTGGCTAGTATTTGGCTTTTGCTTTGTCACATTTTTTTGAGCCTCCTCAAAAAGATTTTTATATTGTGATTTATCTTTAATTTCAGAATCATGTCTTATAGCAGATCCAACATCTCTAATTTTTATATTACCTTGTATTGTTTTTATAAAATATTCTAAATCTGCAATTGATTGGCCTATATCTAAAATAATTGATTTTTCCTGATCTGTAAAGTTTTCAGTTTTAGAAGTTACGTCAACATCCTTTATTATATGCTTTCTTAGCAATAGCTCGTTAAGAAGTGAATACTTTACGTTTGATTTTTCTTTTATTTCTTTAAAATAATGTTCTAATCTTTGTATTAGATTTATATAAATATCAGTAGAGTCTTGAGATAGTGCGCTAGAAAGCAATCCGTCAACAATAGTTGAGTTTTCAGAGCTTGACTCTATCCTTGTTTTTTTTAAGCTTTCTGCAAATTTTAACATACCCTTTAAATATATAAAGCTTTTATCTGCATTTAGCATGGCTGTTGAGTTAAAGGAGGATTCTGCAGCCGAAAATCTATCATCTAAACTTGGATTTTTTGAGAGATCTAATGTCTTATTGTATTTTAGTAAATACTTATTTACAAGAAAGCTATTAGATGGACTTCTAGCTAATAATAAAGTATTTGCTACTCCAGCTAGTGCTCTTGCAACAGCTGAAGGCGCGCCAGAGTAAGTAAATCCATATGACTCTGCCATCTTAATACCATTAAGAAGTCCTGATATGGCAGCCTTTGCATCAACTGATTCATCTGATGATGTCTTTAAAAACTCTTTCATATTACCCTCCCATAGGTGGTGCTGGCATGCCTCCAGATGGCTCTGGTGATGTAGGAGCTCCCATTCCTGGTAATCCTGGCATCTCTCCGCCGCCTCCTTCTGATGGTGTGGCGCCCTGAGTTCCTTCTGCTGGCTCTGGAATTTCCTTTGATGGATCTAGACCCTTTATTTCTGATAGTCTCATATTTCCTAGTATTTGTTGTTCTTTTGCAAATACTTGATCATCAATCATTTCTTCTCTAATTCTTCTTCTTTCTTCTTCATAGCTCAATCCCAAGCTTCTGTGTAGTGTCTGCAGCGAAATTTGTTTATTGCCTACGAAGTTTCCAATTTGCTGTACATAATCAGCCATATCATAAAGATTCATGTGGTTAAAGTCAATGCTTGGAACTAGTAATCTTTTTTCTCCATCTTTATATTCAAAGAAGTCTTGTATTTCACATATTGGGGCAAAGATTTTTCTTTCAAGCCACTTTTTTATCATATTTCTAAATACATCATATCTCTGCCTTAGAACATCCAAACCTACTGATGAACTTGCATATGTTGCAGATTCCTGATCCATTAATGCTTTTGGTGTCATTAGTCCTGAATAAATGTTGTTTACTATATGTTCTATATCTGCGGCAACATCCATTACTGCGCCGCTATAACCAGAGCGTTCTATTTTTACACCAGCATGAGTTACAATTTTAAAATCTTTATCATACTGTGCCTCTTCTAATGTATTTTTCATTGCAATAATATCTTCTTGTGTTGCCCTATAGTCTCCATCACCACCAAGAGTTACAAGAGTTACTGGATTTATCATTCCATCAGCTTGAGCAAATTTTGATTCTCTTAACTTATCATACATCATTAAGTCTTTGTAAATAGAAAGAATTATTGAAGTGCCTCTGATGTCATAGGGTGAACTTAATAGTTTTAAATGTGATATATTAAAGTCATCAAGAGGTATATTCATACCTTTCTTTACATAGTTTATTATATGCTGAGGAAGGTATCTTTTTATCTCAAGATCTGCTGGTGCGTTTGAATTTACAATTCTTACCAGTCCTGCGTCTGGCCTTAAGGAAATTTGACTATGACTTCCTATTATTGATTTTTTAACGTGTATATAATCTGGATTTAAAATAGATACCCTGCTCCATACACCCATGCTTTCGTCAAGTTCAGCATAAGGAAAGGCCTCTCCCATTTTCCAAAACTCTAATGAAGCACCATAGACAATAGAATATAAATCTATTCTTTCTGCCATCTCCATAAAAAATTGCTGAACTTTTTTATTCTTACAGGTTATGTTTATCTTGCTTATAGGATATGATGAGTGCAAGTTTATAGCATTTCTTACAATAGGATGTGTATCATAGAATACTCTATTCCAGGCATTCATAGTGATTCTATCTCTAGGTAAGTTTAAGTTTGCAAGCTGAAACAATGGAGAGTATACTTCTGGAGCCATCCTCTCAGAAGAGTACATTGTTTGTGGGCCTGGCATAGGAGAAGCTATAGAGGCCTTTTTTGATATGCCATTATTTATAAAATTAGGACTATGAGCAACAGAGGAAAAGATTTTTTTTGAATCTGACCTATCTAATTGATCGTTTGCATAATTTGTTATTTGAGCTCTTCTTATTTCAGATAGAGTATTAGAAGCCTCTTTTGTTATATCAGTTGGCTTTCTATCAGTTCTTCTATTGCTCACTATAGTCTCCTTTTAACATTTGCCAATACAGGCTTCAAGGTTTCAACTTCTTTTTTATGTCCTGGTTTTACAGAAAAACCTTTTGTTAAATCAAATTTATAAGCCATATAAGCATACATTAATGCCATCAAACCGTCGTTAGGTATTCCTCCCTTTGAGTAAGTTTTTACTGGCTGTCCGCCTACTGTTTTGATTTTTGATTCCATCGACGTGCAGTGATCAATTAACCACTCTACATATTCATAAGATTTCCAAGGAAACCTTATTCTTCCTTTTCTAAATTGATCAAAGATTTCTTCAATTAATAAATCTTTATTATAAGATAATATTAATTCGTCCTCTCTGTATTTTACTGGAGTTGATAAACTTCCACTGCCTTGAGCGCCAATAAATTTATCTCTATAGATCATTTGTATATCGTGAACAACATCTTGTCCAAAGAACCAGTCTGATACTCCTCTTCTTACGCCAAATCTTCTATACATCTCTTGTATTGTTTCTTTTTTATAATTAAAATCATTCTTTTTTAATTTATGAGCATGCTCAATTAGCAATGTGCCATCTGGCTGAGCAGAAAGAATAACTACACATGAGAATGACTGTCCGCCAGAGGAGCTTGGATCATCATCTTTTCCACCCCAATCTACCCCAAGATAAACTGCTTTTTTATTAGGATCAATTTTTGATGAAAATTCTCTATCCTGATCTCTGCATTTTTCATATATTTCTGCTTTTGTTAGTGGCATTCCAGCGTCAGAATAAAATTCACCAACAACCTCGTTATTCCAAAGTCTTTCTGATTGTGCAGGGTTTCTATCAGGTAATAGATCTAGTATTGTTTCCTTTGTAAAGTAAGGAATGTAAAGTTGATTTATGTGAAATCCTGTAAACTTACAACTATCTGGATCTTTAGATGGAACCCATTTTCCAAGCTCTATTGCTTCTACTTTTTTCTGCTTTGTTCCGCATAGTGGACACTGAACAATATTATCATGAAGCCAAATTGACATCCATCTTTTATCTTCTGGCAAATAAAATGGATAAGTTTTGCCACAGTTTACACAGCCAAGGTGATAATATCTTTGGTCAGACATATCCCACAAGGTAGAAAAATAACTATTCCTTTCTTTTGGCGTTCCATAATAAACTTGTACGCCTTTTCCTATTGGTCCATATTTTGCAGCAGTCAAGATTTTTGTAGCGTTACCAACTGCATGTCCAAACATATCCTGAATCTCGTCAAAGAAGACAACGTCCGCGGTCATACCACGTATTCTATCTCCATCTGCTCCAAGAGACTCAACCCATAAAGTGCCAGTCTCAAACTGCTTCATTGTTAGATTATCAACAGCATTCGATGAGTCAAGTTTATTATTTGTAATAAAATTATTTTTAGAAGTTCTAATCATTCCCTCAAGTTTATCCTGAGAGAACTTCTTTACCTGGCCTAAGGAAGGAAATAAATGAACGACTCTAATATTTGGCTTTGTAAAAAGACCGCTATTTGTAAAATACAAGTCTAGTGCAGAGCCCATTATGGTTGCGCCAACCTGTCTTCCTTTTTTTATAACTACAGGCTTTCCAGTTAGCTGAGTTGATTCAAGAGCAATGTGTCTATATACGTCAACCATAAATCTCCAGCCAGTATCAAGTAAGTTAAAATCTGATCCATCAATTGTCAAATTATTTTGAACAAAGTTTGCAGGATCAAAATCTAAAAAACTAGATGCTAGCTGGTCTAAAATATTATTGTCTTCTTTGTTCATTTATCCTTATGTAATTGCATGTCTAAAGTAATCAGCCATATCATCTTCTCTTAAATGAGAAGAGCTTGATGACTGATCATTTGCAATATATTTTACTTCCCTTGCATCATTTGTTTTTGCTTTTCTTCTTTTTTTTAAAGTTTCTTTTAGCTTATCTAGATCTATATACTTTTCAATGTAAGAGTATCCAAGAGAAGGGTCTTGTCTGCATGCATGCAAGCAAGACTCTACTGTAGATCCTTCATTATGATTCATATAATCTATAGCATATTGAATAAAAGCTTTTGTCTTTCCAACTACGTCTTCAGGGAGTTTTTCTTTTAGAGTGCATTTTTTGCACTTTTCCATATTACCTGTTGATTCGTCTTTTTTGCAAAACTCACAAACAACTTCTGATGCTGACTTTACATTCTCTGGAGAAAATTCAGTTGATTTTATTATATCAAAACCAACTCTTTGTTTTATATCAGCCATCTTTTCATCAATAGTTGAAAAGTCATTTACTTTTATTTTTTTAAAATTTTGAATAAAGCTGGCATCTTTCTTAAGCTTATCAGCAAAATTTTTTAGCCAGTCAACTGTTGTATTATATGATTCGTTTGTATTGTGTCTTGTTATTTTCATGATTCACTATGCGAAATAATTTCTTACGAAATCTACGCCCCTCTTGGCGTTAGATCCCTCTTTATCTTCCTTCTCACCAGAATAAGTTCCTCTATCCTTAAAGATATGGAATCCGCTATCCATACATACCTGCATAATTGAAAGCTCTTCCCTTGCAGTTATGGCATATTTATTGGCAAGATAATCATAAACATCTTCCATATTATGGCCGGCAGATACATGGGCATTGATCATAATTCCTGCAATAGCCCTTTCAAAAGGAGGTACTGCAATTACCATTTTATTTGGAGTTGCTGCAGTCTTTCTCATGTCTGAGTATGAATGCTCAACTCCTGCCGAATCAGTCCAAGCTGGAATGCCATTAGCATCTACACTTGCTTTCTTTTTATTTTCATTTGACTTTAGCAATTTAATATGGCTTGCTAGCTTTGCAACGTCTCCAATTATTTTTTGCCTCAACTCTTCTAATTTTGAAATTTCCAATACTCCATCATGATCTTTTCTGATTGCTGATGAGATTTCCTTATCCATTCGCTCTAGGAATGATTTAGCTCTTTCGCATCCAAGAGTTGTCTTTCCATCATGTCTAGGAATTTTTGCAGGATACATATCGGTTATGTATTCCATAAATTTTTTAATATTACCAGTTGTTAAATAATCGCCCTCGTCCTCTTCGTCTGAATCATCAGCAAAGTCATCTTCAACTGCATCTGAACCTGGAATGAAATTTGATACAGGCTCATCTCCATGCTCTTCTGAGAATTCTTTTATATCCTCATCTATTGATTCTAGCTGGTCCGCAACATCTCCAAGTGTAGGCTCTTCATATTCCGAATCAGTAAAGCCATGCAATGCTTCTTCGACCGTTAAGCCATCATCTGCAAGCGATTCTTCACTATAGATTTCTATATCATCTGGAGACTCAAACTCTAAATCTTCAGAAAATAAAACTGAATCATCTTCAAAGTCAAATGACTCCTGAGCTTCTTTGTAAATAACTGTGTTTGAAATTTTATTCATGCCTTCTCCTAATCAATTAAAGAATATATTCCACGATATACTGTTTTTTGATCATTTCCTAAATATCTATCTCCAAATGGATCAAGTCCAACTGAAGAGTTATTACCTATATAAATAGATGGATATGATGGGCTTCCACTTATAGAAACCTGACCTTTTGGATTACTCTGATCGTTTATATCAAAATTACAATTTACCTTATCATTTTTTAAAATAGATCCTAAATAAGGACATTCTACTGGCTCAACTACCATATTTAGTGCTTCAATGTTATCTTGAATAACAGATTCTTGGTCTGCTTTTTCTACATTTTCAACTGGAGTCATAATAGACATAGCAGTCTGTTCTGTATCTTTTACAATACCTCCGGCACATTTGCAGCCTTTTGTAATTGGAAGTCCAAATGGACAGCTATTTAAAGAGCCTACGATCAAAGTTAATCTCCTGAATTGATCTAAAGTTATTAGTATACTCTGTTTTTATTTAAATCAAGATACTTTGTAATAAGATTATTTTCCAATACTGCATCTTTAAATTTTCCAATTAATGGAACATTTTTAAACAAACCTGTTTCAATAAGATTGTTTAATAAAGATTCTGCTTTTAAATCTATAATTTTATCAATTTCATGAATTATATAAGTATCTGATATTAAAGGATTCTTAGTTGAAAAAATATTATTGTTTTCTAGTATATGATCTATAATACTTCCATCAATATTGAGGTTTAGTTTGGATGCAAAAATAACGGCCCTATACGCTCTTCTTGGGTCATCACTAAATGATATTTCAGGATTAGATATACATTTTATTATTTTATTATTGCAATCTTTTATGCCCATATTTAATGGATCAATTATTTCATCATTAAACATACTTTTATGCATTGTGTTAATCGTAAAGTCTCTACTTATAACTTCATAATATTTTTTATCAGAATATTTTTTATCTTTAAAAAAATCTACTGCAGCACTGGATATAAAGTTGCTTGAAAAATCTAAATCGGGCCCTGTATCAAGATAGCCAGTGACATGTAAATCACCAAATATTTTATAAAAAATATTTAAATCAATACAAAAACCTATAGCAAGTCTTGTTATATCAGAATCATTTGTTGTTAAATCTATATCCCTTGGAATCTCGCCTATATTTAAAACAATGCTTCTTGGCACTCCACCAACAATGAGTGGAGGTCTTATGTGGTTATCTCTAGAAAATTTAAGAATCTTCTCAGCTATTGCTTGATCCATTACTCACCAGCTTCTACCAATGATTCCTCGCCGTCTGCTGGCTTTGGAACTTCTGGATTTTTAGCAGCTTCCTCTTCCTGAGTTTTGGCTGGACCGCCAGATTCAATTAGCATCTTGGCATTTGCTAGCTGACCCATCATCTTGGTTACACGTGTTAGTGCATATGAATAACCGTCAATTAGCTTACTTTGAGCTTCGGCTAATTCTGGAAACATTGCAGCAATACCAATCTTATCCAACATGATGTCGAACTCTGCTAGCAATCTTATAATTCTTCTATCTGATAACATTCCAGCTACTTCGTCAAGCTTTGATGCTGCATCATCTAGGTTTATATCACCAAAAAAATTATCATACTCTCCATCTTTTGGACCAGGAATTGGCTTAATATCTTTTAATGAAGCTGGTTCTACATCATCACCAGATGGTATCTTTGATTTTAGACCGCCCTCCTCTACAGGTGCCTCTGCGGATGGCTGAGGAGCCTGCGCTTGCTGGTCGCCAGGAGCTTGATTGACCGCCTCCGAAGCTACAGGTGCAGTCTCGGCTGCCTCAACTGACTCGGCCTGCTGTGTGGCATCCTGGGCGGTTTTAATCATGATATCTGACCCGGCATGAAGACCCATCTTTTTTAACTTATCTGCAAATTGATAAGTTAAATCAGCTGCGGTTGATGTAAGTCTTACCTCCATAATTTTATGGCTAAACTGAAGCAGAAGCTGTGCTAAATCAAGATATTGACTTGGAGTTAGATTTGATCCAGGTTCTCTTAGTAATCTATCCAACCTCCTACAAGCTTGGTGAACCTTATCCTTCCACATTTTAAGGTCCTCTCCATTATCTATTTTTCCAGAATCAACATCAGCCTTTTGAACAGCTGATGTAAAGCTGCTTCCAGGCAGGTCATAAGATTGGCTGTAATTATCTGCACTCTGACCTAGTCCGCCAGAGAATAAAGCTTTTTTCTTCATAATTTCTTCCTTTGATGCATATTTTGTATTTTCACCAGAATAATAAAATTTAAACCAATTTTTAAAGTCCATATCCTCTCCATTATCTTTGTTAAAAGATTGTGAGTAATGGTCAACTAAATTTAAAACAGGCTCTCCTGTTTTTTTATTATTCATATAAATTAAGTATACTGTATCAAGCCATTTATTTATATCTACTTCTGACTTTTGTTCAGGCCCATATCCCACTGGATAAGCAACCTTTTTTATTTTTTTTGATTCAATATAATTGACAAGTGTCCAATAGTATGCATCATTCAATGACTTTAAATTTCCATATGAGAAATTATCAGCTGTCTTTATACCAAGATCTCTTGAAGCCTTTTTTATCAAAAGTATTTCTGCTTTATTTTTCATATCTTTCCATTTGAGATTTTATTGAATCTTTTATCTGCTTTATAGCGGTAAACCATTCTGGATTATTATCCAATGATTGATTTTTAATATCATCTTCTAAAAATTCTATAAATCTTAAAAGCTTTCCAGACTTTAATAATTCTTTTCTAGAAAATCTAGATTGAGATTTTAAATTAGTTTGAATCCAATTAGAAAAAGATACTGGACTGCTTAAATCTTCTAGCTTTAGTATTTTAAAAAGTCTTCCGTCAATCAACATCTATAATTTGCCTCCTTGTATCAATATCGTTAATTACATCTAGTTGTTTCATCTTTGTGTTTAATTTTGTAACAAAGATAGATATTAATCTTGGATCCATTTCCCTTAGTACTTCCAAAATTGATTCTTTTAAAACTCTAGCATGTTCATTAATAACATTAATATTAATATTATGATCAATTCTTTGATCGGCAAAACCTTCAATATACTTCTTCCAATCTTGCATTAAGCTCTTCATAGTATTTATATACTCAATAAATATCTTATCTTCCTTAATGGAAGTACCTTGACCGCTCTCTAGAAGGTTATAGTAATATTCTATTCTTGAATTTATAAGTCTGTCCATTTCCAAAAGTCTTTTTGTTACATCTAATTCGGCAGATGCAATTTCCTCTATCTTTTCTTTGTAAGCATTTCTGCTTTGGACAATCATTTTTGTTTCTACTTCTTGAGTTCTTTTATCTATTTCTGCTTTTTTATTTTTAATATCATCTAAAACTTCACCCTTTAAATCTAAATTTTCTGATCTAAACTTTTGCAAAGTCATATATGATATATGAAGTCTTTTTGATCTTGGATATTTTTTTTCAAGCCAAAGTTCTACTTCTTTTACAGACTCTCCCTCTAGAAGCTTTTCTATAATTTTTTCTTTATCAGGATGATTTAATACTTTTGAACTCATAGTTTTCCTTAGTTAAAAAAAATGCTCATTTAGATTTTACTCTAAATGAGCATATTAGTAATAAACTCTTGTTTAGTTTTTCGAGGCTATCTTAAATAGAACTCTGTCTATTTCCTCTGCTTCTTTATAAAGCCCCTTTTCATCTAGTAAATTTGCGATATTTACCAAATCAGTTTGAAGATCAACAGTTCCACCTCTGAATACCCTTCCATCATCTGTTGTAAAGCCTTCATTATAATCATATGTCTTTTTTGTATAAGGATTTTGAACAACGCCTGGTGAAACTCTAAGAGCCTGAACTCCTGGCATATCAGGTACATACCTAGTTGATAGAGTTCCTGGCTTTGTTTCAGTGGGCTTGTATGATTCTTTCTTTTCTGGAGTTAGACCATAAAGCTTTTCAGGAGGCTTTCCACCACGCTGTGCTAGATAGCTCTCTCTTGTATTATAATCTGTAACTCCAGATTGAAAATGCTGAAAAATACCATGCTCATCTTTTAAAGCTTCTTTCTTCATGTTAATACAACCTTTGATGTATTGATTAATACACCTGCGCTTTGTGCCATAGCCTTTCTTAATGGAACTGGCCTTCCTTTATCATCAAAGTCAACCTTTGATGCTGGAAGTGCTAATTTTGGACAGTATGGTTCTACTGAAGTTTTGGTCCAGATTAGATCGCCATTCTTTAGAGCCTGCTTTATCATCTCATCTCTTTTGTCATTATTTGAAGCATGCTTTAGCAACTTTGAAAACTTATCTAATGCGCCAAGAAATACTGAGCTGTCAAACTTTGCCTCAATTACAGATAGGGCATCTTCTGCTTGTTTTACATTATTTTTTGAAATACCATCAACAATTCTGTCAATTAGTTGATCATATGATAGTCTGCTCATATTATCATGAGCTCTTGATATAAGTTCTGTTCCATCTGATTTTGCAGACTTAACAATCTTATTTAAGGTTTCAGAATTTAACTTGTAGATTTTGTCGCCAGATGTAAATGTTGATGGGATTAAAGGCCTTCCTGATGAGAACTCAATTGGAACAAGTATATCAACTCTTCCATCTGCTGTTGGAATCTCTGCCTTTAGATTTAGATTTCTTTCGTCTGATGAGGAAACCTTTATCTGAGGATTTGCAACTCCCATACCCTTTAATTCTACTTCTAAAACTCTAGAAGCAAGCTTTACTTGATCCTGAGAAAACTTGACTGCAGATGCCAAAATCTTATCTTCTAGATCTGCAAACTTCTCTAGTGCAGTTGGGACTATAACTGTATCTATTGTGTAATCATGTACAACTCTTTGCCCTTCAAATTTTGAAACAGATGCTTTCTTTTTAAAGTTTTGTTTATCCTTTAGATGTACATATAGATTTTCTTTGTTTAGCTTTATTAGCTTTTCATCTTGAATAAAATATTCAGGAATTGATGGCATTCCATTTGATAGCTGAACTGGAACTGATAAGTCCACCTGAGTGTGATCTGATGTATCTACTGATGCTTTACATAGTATAAAATGCTCATTGTGATGAACTGCCTTTACAGCTGTTGGCATGCATCCAAGAGAGTTTAGCTGAACTTTTGCAAATTTTTCAGCCTTCTTAATTGCATTATCTGAATGTGCAGAAAATGACTTTGCTTCTAGGGAAAATACTCCTGCAAACTCTTTTGAAGCTTCGCTATCTGAGCCTAGTCTTAGCATTCCTGTATCATATGGAATTCTTGCAGAAGACGCGTCCCTATCCACTGTTGCAGCCTTCTTCTCAAATATTAAATCATTAAGCTCTGCTCTAAATTTATCCCTACCGCCACCAAGTCCTGCTAGCTCATGATAAAGCTGTGTTAATTGTTTTTGAGTTACAAAAGGATTCTTTGATGCAGTTTTTGTAATTACATCTCTGTAATTTCCAATTACCTGATCACCAGGATTCTTTTCAGCAGCCTCTACAAGCCTACCAATGACATAAGAAGTTGGAAATGTTTTTCCATTCTCAATGACATCTAAGGCCTTCTTTGCTTCTCTTACTATATTTTTAATATCTTTCATTTTTTATTCCTTATACAAACTTTTTAAGTTCTGGAAAGACATTTGTTAATGCTTCTGTCTTTAATTTTGATTGAGATTTGAAAACACCTTTTAAAAATTCTGGGTTTTCTTTTAACTCTTCTAAAACTGCACTTTTAAATGTGCCAACATCATTAGGTGAAAATCCAAAGCTATCAGATTCAAATTTGCAAATAGGAACATTTTTATATGCCAATGTTACATTGTTTCCGTCGTAACTTGATGTGGCAGACCAGCTTCCGTCATCTTTTGTATCAAACTTAGGATCAGATGCTCTGACTAGGAATTTGGTTCCACCAACTTCTTCTACTTTCCACAATCCATCATATTGATCATTCATTACCTTATAAATATCAAAGGCTACCTTCTTGATTCCACCTTTTTCTGCCTCAGAAAAAGCTATCTTGTCAAGCTTGCTTACATCTTTTACTCTTGTTTTATATAAATTTATTAAAACGTTATCTAGATAGCTCATATATTATAGTGCTCCAAGAATGTTATTTTTTATTAATAGAAATAAAAATTTTACAACTCTATAGCTGAATTTAGAGTATCTTCTACTTCTGTATTATTTGCCTTTGATATTTCATCGAGTATTGAATTAATCTTTGGCTCTCCAGAGCAAATCTTTTTAAGCTTCTTAACAATACCTCCATATCTCTTTTTTTGATTTTTATAATCAATATTTCCATGCATTGCTTTGTGAACTGCTGATTGAGTAATACCCAGATGATCGGCAATTTCATTTTGCGTCTTACCCATTAATCGCATGAATAAAATATTCTTTTGATGGTCAGTAAGGTGGTCGCCATGGATAACTTCATATAGCTCTTCTAAAAGTTTTTCTTTTAAGTCCAAAACTGCTTCGCTGTATGAATTTTCTTGTAGAATGGAGGAAATGCCTCTGTCACTTGAAAAGTTACTCAACTTTCCATAGTCAAAAGACACTTCTACGATTTTGTATTGATAAGAGTTGCTTTTATTTTTCATCACCAATCCTCTGGAATAATTTGTTTAAAATCTTGAAAAAAGGAATTTTTGTTATTTTTTGGGTTTGAAAAATACTCATCAACATCTTTGCTTCCATCAGGAACCTTTAGGAACCTTAATCTTATGCCTTTATTCAAAAATTTTGAGTATATTCTTTGTGCAGATTTTCTGCCAGCGTCATCTGAATCTAATATAAAAGTCATCTTGTCACAATATTTTGCCAACTTATAAAAATGATACTGTGAGAAAGCAGTTCCGCATATTGCAACAGAGTTTAAAATTCCTCTTTGCGATAATGATATCTGATCAAAGTATCCTTCTACTATATAGACATTGTTAGACTCTATAATTTGATTTTTTGCAAAATTCAATCCAAACAAGAAGTTTGCCTTTTTAAAAGAAGAGTTTTTATACTTTGGTATACCAAGATATGATCTTTCTCCTTCATCCAGCAAAGTCCTGCCACTAATCCCAACAGTTTCATTATACTCATTAATTAGTGGTATTATTAAATAAAAATAATCAGCAAAGTCACTATTCTTAAGACTGTTAATAATAGAATTTTTTAATAATTTCTCTTCATTTACATGTTCGACCAATTTTCCTATATTTTGTGGAAAGTATCCAAATTGATATTTGTTTATCAAATTCATACTAAGTCTTCTTTTTTTATAGAGATACTCTCTACACTTTTCTGAATTATTAATGTTTGAGTGGCAAATTTCTACAAGTTTATTTAATTCATTCATTTTTGCACCATAAACGACAAAAGCCCGGAAAATCCGGGCTTTAATCAAATCTCTTCTACTTCAGACAAGCTTTCAATTGCATTCTTCATTGAGTCAGAAATATTTATTTTACATCCTCCTTGCTTGCAATCTTTGCCTTTCACAACTCCAAGTGAAACCTCAGTCTCTACCATTTTATCACATGTAATACATTTAAAACAAAAAGCTTTCTTTTTATTTGTATTTCTAAAAGCATTTAGTGATTTCAGTGATATCTTTCCAAAGCTAGATATTGAGGCCAATATATCATCACACTTCTCACAATGTGCCTCTCCAGTATCCTTATCTAGGACTGCCGTAGTAGTACCATCGCTTAATTTACATCCTCTATTACATTGTACTAACATTATTCCTCTCCAAATGGATCATCAGTGTTTTCAATCTCAATCTCTGGCTTTCCACTGGGGGCGGCATCTGCACCAGATAGGTAGGCCTCTCTTATTGTTCTCTCTACCTCCTCCTTATTCTTTGAAACAAATTCTATGGCAAGATCTCTTGAGCTTTGCTTTTCACCAAGGATTACATAGCTTCTATTGTTAGGCCTCTCTATTAATGCGACTTTTACACCAAGATCAAGCAGCTCTTCTGCAACATTTGTAACTCCACTTCTAAAATCAACAAAGAATTCTGCAACTTTGAATGGTGCCGAGACTTTATTTTTTGTTATCTTAGCCCTAATCTTATGACCTTGCTTTTCTTCTCTTTCGTCTAAGATAAGATTGTCAGCTCCAGACATTGGACCAACCTCAACCATTATAGAGCAAGCATGTTTTAATGCTTTACCTCCAGGAGTGGTATTATGATTAAGATGTCCATTTGCAAAATAATTTTTTACTCTATTAATTGAAAAGTCTACCACTTTTATTGGCTCATTTATTTTCACTGCATCTGGATGCTCATCCATCCTTATAAAAGAATCATTGTAATATACAAGGTGTCCCCCTGTAGCTTTTAAATCTCCAGCCATATAGTGGGTATCTACTGGATCTTTTACCAAGAGATTGTTTATTCTCTCCCATGTATTCTCTCCAGATTCAAAATCAAAAGATTGTATTTCTATATTCAAATCAGAAATATCTGTATTGCTAACCTGATTGTAATCAAGATCTTTAACAAATCTCTGAAAAAGATCACTTACGGTAATTTCCTCATAAACATATGCGCTCATAGATTCCCCTTATTTCTTCTTTTGTTTTTTCTGAATTATTGTGAATATCTTCTTCCCAGAATATAAATACATTATATCCAAGAGATTTAAGCTTGTCAACCCTACTTGAGTCCATATCCCATATATCTTTGGCCTTATATTTTCCAAAAAATACATCTTCCTTATTAAACTTTCTAGGATCTGCGTGCCAGTACGTTCCATAGCATTCTATAATTATATTATTTTCTAATAAAAAATCTGGATAAAAGGAATTATTGTCATAATCTATTTTTGGCTCATAAGACCATTTGATTGAAAGATCATTTAATGTAGATCCAATTAAATACTCATTTAGATTCATTTTCTTTCCGCATAATTCATAATTTTTTTTATATCTTAAATTATGAATTTGTGCCTTTTTCTCATCTTCTGAAAGCAAAGACCATCTTTTCTTTAGAGAAGCAGATTTTTTATCTGAGACTTCTCTTGATCTTATTTTTTCTAAAAAGCATTTTTTAATCTCTTCCTTTGACATAGATTTTTTAAAAGATAAAATTCTCTTTTTTGTTGCTTCCTCTGAATGTATATTTTTTATCAATTTATCTCTATTATCTTTGTTTTTAAACTTTTCTATTAGTCTAGCCCTCTTCCCCTCTCTATCTCTAGACGCACCTGCTCTTAATTTGGATCTATATTCATCAGTTTGAACAACTGCATTGTGATTTTCTTTTTCCTTCTTTTTTATATTGGAAAAATAATTATTTATAATATCCATGTCACAATCTGGAATCGAAAGATAT